CTTAGCAGCAGAGGATATACCATTTAAGAAATTAATATCAGACGATTCTGATGAAGCCGGAAGATGGTTACAAGATATTTATATTCTTCTTAAAGATGAGTTAGCAGATCTTAAACACAAAGTATCGTTACTCTCACAAAAGAACAATTCTTTTTCAGGTATTCATTTTAAACAGATGCAGAGACTTAGCAAAATGACTGGAATGGTTAATACAATAGGAGACGTAGTAGAGTCGTGGCAGGAATGTGAATACATGGTTGAAAAGAAAGATTCTGAGTCTGTTACATTTACTCCTTATGACATTAAACCATTAGCTAAACGTATATTTGATTATGCTGATAAAGTTTTAATGATGTCAGCAACCATTAGCAATCCTAAAGAATTTGCTAAAAGCTTAGGCATTAAAGAAAATGAATTTGAATATATAGAAATCAAATCAACTTTCGAGGCTCAGAAGTCACCTATATTTTGTTCTACAAAACACAATTTGTCTTATTCTAATATGGCTAAGGATTTACCCAGAGTATTGGATTTAGCATTACAAATATGTGATAGTCACAAAGGAGAAAAGGGTATCATTCATACTCATACTAATCAAATCACAGAAGCTTTAAAGAAGAAAATAAGAAATCAAAAAAGACAATTTCTTTTTAGAGAAGTAGGTACCTCTAATGAAGATATTGTAAAAATTCATAAAGAAGAAATAGATACAGATTCAGTTTTAGTTAGCCCGTCACTAGATACTGGTTTAAGTTTAGATGGTGATTTGGGAAGATTTCAAATTATTATTAAGGCACCTTATATGCCTCTTGGATCAAAACGTATTAAGAAAATGTTTGAAAAGAATAAAGAACATTATTCTATGAAGATGCTTGATTCTCTTATTCAAATGTGTGGTAGATGTACCAGATCTTCAGAAGACCATTCAATCACCTATATACTAGATGGGGTAGCAGTTAAAGCTGTTATGAATAATAAAAAGAATTTACCCAAACACTTTTTAGATCGATTCCAGTAAGTATAAGACGAATGCGTCTATATACTTTTAATTTTGAAATACAAACTTTATTAGAGCAATTTGTATCAGCTTTCAATGATATCATCATTAAAAGATATGATAACAATAAAACTTTAACAAGTCCTACATCTGGAAATTATGTAAAATTTGTTTATGCCCCTAAACAAAGAGTTTATGAAACAATAAACACTCCAGCACCCGGTGGTATTACTCTACCTGTAGTAGCTGTCAATATAACTAGTATATCTAGAGACCCGGCTAGAGTCTTTAATAAAATAGATGGATTTGCTGCTAATGTAGGTTCTGGGTATTCTAATGGTATGGTTCAGAAAATACCCCAACCAGTGCCAATAAACATTGGTGTTAATATGACTATTGTAACCAAATATCAAGCAGATATGGATCAAATTATTAGTAACTTCGTTCCTTATTGTGATCCTTATATTATTATTTCTTGGAAATTGCCTTCTCTTTCTAAAAATACAGAACCTTATGAATTGCGTTCTGAAATATTATGGAATGGTAATATAGCTATGTCTTACCCGACAGAATTAAACAACAACCAAGCTCAAAGACTAACAGCAGAAACATCTTTTACTATAAAAGGTTGGTTATTCAAGAAAATGGATGAGACTATTAAAAAGATTTATACTATAGAAACAAAGTATATAAATCAAGATCATACAATCCCACTTACAGCTGCAGAAAGTAATACAACAGTAGCCAATAATGAACCTATTGAAGATTTTAATAAAGGTGAATTGGTTTTTATTATTAATAACAATCAAGAAAATGATTCTATTTTTGTTACCATATAAAACTTTAATTGGATAAATATAAAATAATGGATTCTGTATTACCAAATAATTTTCACGGGTCAATGACCTTTGCTCCTAAAGTCACTACATATGATCTTTTAGCTCAGAGAGTAAGAAGAGCCCTTGGCGAACCTTTAATCCAAGTAGAAGTTAGCAGCGAGCAAATGTATGAAAATATAGATTATGCTTGTGAGTATTTTACTAAATTTGCTGGCACCACAGAAGAATTTTTAGTTTTTAGATCAGACTTATATGTTCCGGGCACCGGTCTTCCTATCGGAAGAATGATGAATATCACACCACAAATGTATCAATCAGCTAATCCGGATTCGGCAACCGCTAGTCTTAGTGGCGGATGGGATATGGATAGAAATGCTTATAGACCAGTTGTTGATGTATATTCTTTTGCAGAAGGTAATAATACAGGTATTAATACATTGTTTACTATTGAACATACAATAGCACAACAAGCTTATTTTGGTCATCTTTTAGGTAATGTTGGTTACGATTTAATAACTTGGCAAGCATTGAAGAGCTGGTTAGATACAAGAGATAAAGTTTTAGCTTTAACTCCTTATATAAGATTTGATGCTCATAATCAAGTATTAAAATTAATACCCGAGCCTCAAAGATTGCCCCCTTATTTTGGATTGGTTGGGTGTCATATGACTTTACCTATTAAAGACATCGTAAGTCAAATGTGGGTTTATAGATATGTATTAGCTTTAACAAAAATAAATGTAGCCCATGTGAGAAGCAAATATGCTGGTACAAATATTTTTGGAGGACAGACAGTTAATGCCTCAGATCTTTTCAGACAAGGTGAAAAGGAAAAGGATGAATTAGAACAAGAGATTCAAACCAAAATGGTTGACACTCTACCTCCCAAATTCTTCATTGGGTGAAAATTCCAATTAAAAAGAAGAATAGAAATTTTCTTCAAGGAACTTTTATTCCAAAGAATCCAAACAAATATAAAGGTTCTTTACCAATTGTATATCGTTCATCTTTAGAATTAAAATGTTTTCGGTGGATGGATAATAATATTAATGTTATTACCTGGGGTTCTGAATCGGTAGTTATTCCTTATCAATCACCATTAGATGGAAGATTACATAGATATTTTGTTGACATTGTTGCTCTATTAAAAGACAAAGAAGGTATTTTTAAAAAAATATTAATAGAAATAAAACCTTCTAAATATGTAGCCAAACCAATTATTACTCCTAGAAAAAGTAAAAAAACAATTTTATTTGAACAAACCCAATATATTCTTAATCAAGCTAAATGGGAAGCAGCAACCGCTTGGGCTAAAAACAAAGGTTATATATTTTTAATTATAACTGAAAAGGATTTAGTTTAGTGATTGTGCCGCTTTGAAGTATAAATATTTCCAATAATATTATTATGAGTCAAAACGTTTATAATCTTTTAGTTGAAGAACCTGTCTATGAAGTCAAATATTTAATAGAAGAAAAAAACAGAAACACACCTTCTATCCTTCATATTGAAGGTGATTTTTTAATGGCTAATAAGCCTAATAAGAATAAGAGAGTTTATCCATTAGAAGAAATGGTTAAAGAGGTTAACCGTTATCAATCTGAAATGATTGAAACTAATAGAGCAACCGGTGAATTGAATCACCCTTCTTCTCCAGAAGTTAATTTAGAAAGAATATGTCATATGGTTACAGAGCTAAGACAAGAAGGAGATATTTTTAAAGGTAAGTCTAGAGTACTTTCCACACCTATGGGTCAAATTGTTCGTTCATTAATAATGGACGGAGTGCGTCTTGGTGTATCTAGTAGAGCATTAGGAGCTCTTACACCAGACGGTAATGGTACCAATAGAGTTTCAGATTTTAGATTAGTAGCAGTAGACGTTGTTGCTGATCCTTCAGTACCTTCTGCTTTTGTTAATGGTATATTAGAATCCAAGCAATGGATATTAAATGAGTACGGTCAATTTGCACCGACTTATGAAAATTTCGAAAAGAATATAGCATCTTTACCTAAAAAAATGTCAGATCAATATCTCAGAGAACAAGTCATTAATTTTATTAATGCATTAAAAACTCTTTAATTTGTCACAGACAAGGGTAAATAAATAACATAACATGAGTATCCGTTCCGTAATTTCAAAATTCATAGCTCAGATTTGTGAAAAAGATTACAAGTCAGCTAACACAACTTTAGATACAATAGTATCTGAAAAGGTTAAGACTCGTATCAAGAGCACAGCTGAAAAGCAAAAAGCAAAGAAAGTCAGCAAAGACATTTCTAAGGAAGTTAAGAAAGGTCATCCACAAAAGCAAGCAGTTGCTATTGCCCTTTCAAAAGCTGGTGTAAAAAAAGGTGACAAAAAGGCCACCAAGAAGAGTAAGTAATTGCAACAATAAATTTTATGGATCTTTCATCTATTCTCAAAAATATAGACAGTAATGTTTTAAATGAAGAAACAGCTACAGCTATTGCTGAGGCGTTTACAAGTGCAGTTGACGAAAAAGTCAATGCAAAAGTTTCTCTTGAATTAGAGAGTGCTCTTAGTAAACAAGATGAAGAGCATGCTTCTAAGTTAGAAAAACTTTTAGAAGCTATTGATAATGATCACTCACAAAAATTAGAAACAGTTGTTGAAGCTATTAATTTAAGTCACACATCAAAGTTAGAAAAGCTTGTTTCTTATTATAGAGCAGCTCTTAATGAGAAAGCAGAAAGCTTTAGCAACAAGGTTGTTGAAGAAATCAGTAACTTCTTAGATCTTTATCTTGAGAAGGCAGTTCCACAAGTTCAATTAGACGAAGCAGTTGCTAATACAACAGCTAAGCAGCAACTTGAGCAAATTAAGAGCATTCTTGCTTTTGATCCATCTTCGTTAAATGAAGATGTCAAGAGTCTCATTTCACAAGGAAAGGGTAAGATTGATGAGCTCCAAGCTCAACTCAATGAGTCCTATAATGAAAATTTAGCCCTCACCCAACAGCTTAGCCATGCTAAGTCAGCTCTTCTTTTAGAAGAAAAGACAAAGGGTATGCGTTCTGCTAAGAAGAATTTTATTACAAAAATATTGAGCGACAAGGCTCCAGAGTATATCTCGGAGAATTTTAACTATGTCGTTGAGATGTTCGAGAGAGAAGACAAAGAAACATCAGCAAGCCTCGTTGAAGAGGCTAAGCAAACTTCAGTATCTAAGGATGCTAAAGTACCAGCAGCTGTAATCTCAGAGTCAAAGAAAGAAGCTAACAGCCCAGTCTCCGGATATCTTACAGCTTTAAAAGAGGCCTAAGCCACTTTTACCGGTTGGAGAAGAGCAATTAAGCGCTTCCCGAATTCTATTCAAATAGGAGAACTATAAATATGAACAATGTCAAACCAGCCCCTGGTTTCATCGATCGCTCCCGTGCCACTCAGCTCTTA